TCCTCTGTCTGGAAATACTCTTTCGTTACCTTGATGACTTTCATATTTCACTCCTTAAATATACACTATTTCTGGTTAAAAAGCAAGTGATTTTAACCGATTTCTTTTGGTTTTGTTGGATTTTCATAAGCAGTTAGAACCTCCTTTAACTTTTTAATATAGTTATTAAGTTCAATAATATACTCTTCTAAAGTTTTTGTATAAGCATCTTTAAATATTTTTATTTCTTCTGAATGTTTTTTATATAATTTATCTTGTTCTTCACATACTTTATGAGCTTGATAAGAACCTAAGAATCCTCCAAAAGAAAGACAACCTAAAACAAGAAAAGATAATAAAATATTTTTCATAATTTATTTCTCCTGCAATTCTTTAAGATCTTTATACAACTCATTAAATTCTATGGCGGTGTCCTTTCCAAGATAAGAGGCTTTACAAAATACTTTTAAGGCTCTGCATGCATCTCTTTCTTCAACAGAAAAATACGGAGCCTTGCATGTTTCATTAATGCTTTCGCAGGTTCCTTTAACGATCATATCTGTTGTTTTTATGGCATTGTAAAGAGACGAGTTACAGCCAAATAAAACAACCCCAAACCAAATGATTACAGCCATACTCAAGGTTGCGATGACCATCCAATACATAAGTTCCTTTTTCATGTTAATCTCCTTTATTCTGTTATACCAAGGTTATCAAAAAACTTATCAGCAAAGTTACCAGCTTTTTTCATGCTGTGTTCGGGCTTGTTTTTGTTAACCTTTCTTTTTATACCATACTGCTCAAGTACTCTGTTAATACCTATTTTAGTTATCTTTCCCCCTTCCTTTTCATACATAGTATATACGGCAATGACAGCCTTTTTAACATAATCTGGATGAAGATTAAGCACAGCACAAGTCCATGCAAACGTTCCTGTTTTGTTATAATCCATCTTATCTTTAAAAACCATTATATATGCTTTTTTTTGTTCTATTTTAGGATAATCAGCCGTTGCTGGTGGTATAAATATATCATATATTAATGATACGAGGTATTTTCTCCAAAACTTGTGATATTCATCGTCTTTGCCTTCTTCCCAAAGGATACGCTCATTAATTCCTCTTACCCTTGTGCTTCCTATTTCACTGTAAAACATTAAACATTGCCTCGATATTTCTTATTAAGGTGTCTGCCGTTTAATATTCCAAGCCTGTACCATACACATTCACTATCATAAATATATGGGGATTTTATCATTAAAGGGCATATATCGCATCTTGCTGAAAATCTTTTTTCTTTGTTCGGCCAATACTTATTACAAACCTTTCTTATTTGTGATACCGTCATGTTTTTAATTAGTATTTCTTTCATTTAATTTTTTCCCCTTTTAAGGAATAAATCTCGAATGATGATGACGCTGACCCTGCCTTCATTTTTCCAGAACATGGCCAAATTCTAAGAAGGCCACTTTTTGGCAAACAATCAATAGACCATCCAGACGGTGGTATTTCATTAGGGACTCGGCCATATTTCTTTAACCAATTATCACCATAACCGCCAATTCCATCTATATGAATCACATCACTACATCCAGATAGACGGCATATTGGCGTGTTCCCCTTTATAGCAACAAAATCCATACACCTATATCCACTATCATGTAAATCTTTTGCTTTGCCGGGGATTATAACCATACTGTTAAATACAACCGGAGTACTCCAATCTTTGCGATAAGGAATAGATTCAAAATCTTTTTTTGTCATTTCATTAACTTTTTTTTTAATTTCCATCACAATCCCCTTTCTGCCATTATTTGCCTGCCATATTCCGCAATTAATAATGCTTCTGCCCTGCCATCATGTTTCTTTTCAATAGGCGCATCCGGCCAAATAGCTTTAGCCATCATAATCGATTTAGTCTTGTCTTTATCAAGTCCAAGGTATTTCTTCCACCCGGGTAGATCGTTGTCTTTGTTTCGGTTTTTTGGATATACCTCATAGATTTGGCATTTATTTATAGAATACTCGGCTAATATCTCGGCAATCATTAACGCTCTCTCGTAATACATACCCATTGTTAAGATACTCTTTGGTGATGCGCCCCTGAAAGGCATTACCTTTTCAATAAAAACCGATGTTGCATCATATCGTTTTTTAACAAAAAGGGCGGATTTAACTCTGTTAGGCATATCAATTACACTAAAATATTCGCCATTATCAAATATATATCCAATCGCCCCTTTTCTGCCTGAATCGATTCCTATTATCATGGGTTATCCTTCTTTTTAGTGGTATATAATTCATATTCTGGAGCTATCCAAATATGGAAGCAAATCCAATGAAATGCCCACAAATGATCATGATAAACTTTCGGTTTCCAATTCCACCAAAAAACATTTATACGGACTTTAATTTCTATCCCGCCAATCTTACAACCGTTATATTTACCTCTTGGCCACTTCATACCCACCTCAATTAATATTAATAACTATCTGCACAGACAATTGTAAATTTGTAGGGCTTCCGGGCTTAAAGGCAAACGTATGGCAAACAATATTCGAAGGATCACTTTCAAGGCCGCCTTGATCAAATGCCGTTAAATAAAAGCACACTTCTTGATTATCAGTTACCGTCATGTCAACCTGGGTTGTCTCTGTGCCTGCCGGTATTTCTATAATTACTGCATTAGGTTCAGACTGATTATATAGCCGATATCCAGCAAGATCGGTTTCTTGATTGGCGTTCCATTCAAAGGTTAATCTTTGATTCTGCTGGACTTCCTGTGCATCGGCTATTGCCGCCCATACGCCGATAGCGACAAGAACAAATCCGGCCACAAGTAATATATTGCCAATGGCCCTAACAACATTTAGACAATAAGTATTTTTTTCTTTCTCGGTTAGATATTTCTTTTTCATGGTTTATTTCCTTTCCCCGCATGGACAAACGATTTCCTTTACTTCTATCATTGTTTTGTTTCCATATCCAAACCTTGACCCTTCATTACACCAGGAATCAAAATTCTCAAATGAGAAATGGGAATCCATCATATTAGGATCAATATCGACTTTCAGCTTGACGCCCTTTTTCCAATAATCTTGATTCTCTTGGTTGGTATATATCGTTTTTGTTAATATGTGGCCGATGTAAAAACCTATAAAAATCCCTAAAAAAGCAATTAATATATCGGTTTTCATTTCTTCTCCTTTTCATCTAATAATATCATATTCTCGTAGATATTGCCGATGACTTCAATATTGGATGATATAAGACATTCCATATCAGCCCACAATATTCCCCGCATACTTATTTTTTGTGGATTCGGATGTCCTACGCCCCAATCCGCAATAACAATATCCCCCTCATAAATCTCTTTGCCGTTACAATCTTTGAGGCCGGTGAACTGCATAAGGATAAAGCGTTCAGCTTCAGAATCAAATGTGCCAATAGCGAAGCCACCACGCTTGTTAGTATTCTTTATAAAAACATGGCTGGACACCTCAATTAACTTTTCAGGCATCCAGTTTTTCATCACCTTGTCCCAAGCCCTAAACTTAATCTCTCTCATTTCTTCTCCTTCACCCATACGTTTAAATAACCATAGCCAGCTTGCATTACATTCATTTTTGTTACTTTTTTACACTTTTTCATGATTGGACAATCTTTTTCTTTACAATCAAAATTCAATGCTTTTAAATCACAAAGTATGTCACAAAGAACCGCCCCATATTGAGATACGTATTTAAAGCTACAATATTCCCTAAATTTTCGATATGACATTAAGTACATAGTAAGATCCTTTTTTAAATAATAATAGCTTATTTTTGATGTTTGGGGCGTTAGGATTGATTTTGTTGTTCTTGGAGAACGCCGTCATCAACCCCGTTTTCATATTGTGCATCCATACATTTTTGACATGGGCTAACTACTATTCCCGATCCCCACCGTGTTGTTTTAGTTTCAGATTGGCCACAAAGCCCTTCTCCACATGAACACCAAACCTCAATATCTATGCTTATTTCAGGCATCATCTTCTCCCTTCATGTCGATTATCATTTCTCTCAACTTCCTATTTTCCTTTTTAAGCTCCCCAATCTTCTCATAAGGACATCCCTTTCCCGGCATATATTTTGTCCACTTAACGGTTGAATATATACATGATATGCCGGTGGAGTCGATAATCGGACATTCAGTGCAAAACTCCATCATTGTTTATCCCCTTTCTTCTCTCTATTAATTTCTTATATTCCAGCCAAGTGTATCTAATACAAAAATTAATTATATGTTCTTTCTTTGAAAACCCTGGAAGTTGTAACCATTTTCTTAAATCTTCTGTCATATCTTCAATTTTCGTCATGGTAAATTCCTTCCTCGATCATCTCTTGAGTATTACGATTATAATCAATTTGATATTTATAACCTGCTGGCCCGAATCTGTTTTTTCTGCATTCCAATAAATGTAATGCCCCATCCCTCTCGAAGTGAAGCCAGCCGTCTGAAATGTGCGCCATTTTCTTTGATTCTGCTAAGTTTCCTTCAGCATTTACCTGACAAAGAATAACACCGTGAATATCCATTCTTTTTGAAACGTCACGGAGTAATTTAACCCATCGGGCAAACCTCTCATCCCTTCCTTCTTGACCTTTAAATTCGTCCCTTACGATTTCCCCTATATAATCGAGAATCCAAAACTTTATTTCTTTCGTAAGGGCGTATCTTTCTATCATTGCACAAACATCATGAATGTCCCTTGGATTATTGTCGGATACATAAAGAGGTGCTTTTTTATAAAGAACAAGGGATTTATCAACAATTTCGTTCATGATGCCGGCCTTTATATTTCTTGAGCTTATTCCTGTTAAAATAGATAAAAATCTATCCTCAACATCGGAGGCACCCATTTCCAAAGAAACGAATAATCCCGGCACATTGTCTTTAATTGAAATGTTAGATAACCAATTTACGGCCATGCCGGTTTTCCCATGTCCAGACGGACCCGACAATAAAGTTACCCTTTTAGGCACCAAACCGCCAAAATGGTGGTCTAAATGCACAAACCCTGTGCGGAAGCCCTCTATCGTATCTTTTTGCGACTGACGTTGAATTTGCCGCTCAAATATGCGGTTTGCAGAATCATTGCCAGAATAGATTTTGCCTTTTTCTCGCCTTCCACTGACGGCTATATCGGCCAATTCATTAAAAAGTGCCTGCTCATCTTCTACACAGCCAATTTGTTTTTGAATTTTATATATACCGTTTTGGAGCTTTCTTCGCCTTGAAAAGGATAAAACTTTTTGTAAAGGCCATGATAAATTTCGGTATAGATCGCTTTGTTCAACTAGGTTGGCAATTTCACCATGATATTTTCCGCATTTTTCTGCTATGGCCGCAAAATCTATTTTTCCAGTTTGTATATACAAATCTCTGGTAACTCTGTAAATCTCTTGATGCGTTGTATTGTAAAAATCATCTGGTCTTAATTTCTCTTGAATAGATAGAAAATAATTATTGTAATTAAGAAGTATTTTTCCGAGTTCTATCTTTTCGGCTTCCTCTGGATATAAAAGTTTTTTCTCGTTCGGAGTGGTAAACATAAAGTTCTCCTAATAGCAAACATCATATTTTTTTTTGTTGTTAATTAACGAGTCTTCATCTTCCCATCTTTTCCCATTCAAGTAAGATGAAGGATGTGGACAAAACTGGCCATTGTCTTTTGTCCAGTCTTCCGAGTCTTTTTTGTTTTTAATGTCGAGAATTATAATTTCTATCAACTTGACATCCGGCTTTAGTTTTTTCCAGGCTTTTAAGGCAGATTGCTTGTTTACTTTTTTTGGATAACTTTCCCAGAAATGCTTGAACGATTCGTCATATATATTATTATTATTTTCATTCTTTCCATTATTATCATTCTTGTCTGTGCCCCCTTGCGTTCTCGATGCGTTCTCGATGCGTTCCGTTTCCGTTTCATATGCGTTACGCTTGGGGTCGTAACTCTCGTAATTTATTACCTTTATCCGTGTCGTTATCGTTTCATTTGCGTACACAATTTGGTTCATCCTTTGTAACAGGTCTAGGAACCGTTTTACCTTTGTCTTACCCCAGCCCCATCGCCTGCCCCATGTTTTCATGCTCTTTAAAGATTCTCCATAATTACAATATAAAATTTTCATTCCAAGCATTACTTTTTGAGGTTCGTACGAGTGCTGTGACTCCATCAAAATATCGATCCAGGCTTCATATTTAGAGAATACTCTTTTTTCTCTATAAAATTCATGATCTTGAATTTTACGCCAGATAGCTATATAGCCTCTATGCATTGTTGCCCCAAAAATAAAAAAAGGCCATTAGATTTGTGCCAACCAGGAGGACGCCTGGTTCCTCTTTCGAGGCCCCCTTTCGGGGCAAATCTAATGACCTTTTTTGTAAGTCGAATTATCATATTTTAGTCCCGTTTTGATTGGCATCTTAATAAATATCAAATCCCTTATTTCTTGTCAAGCATTATTTATTTCTCATTGGTAGCAATAGATTCGTTTTTTAAGGGCCGGACTCGCTTTTTATCCCAATAAGGGCTATTACATCCAGGGCATACAGTTGGCCGGTTTTCAGTCCTTGGTATCCATGTATGATCACATCTTAAGCAAGTGTATTTTGGTATATTCATGATGATCCTTTCTATTTTTGTAGTTTTTTAATCTCTCGTTTATAAGCCTTCACATCTTTTAAATAAAATCTCCAGTATCGGCCTTCCTGCCATCCAGTGAGCTTTCCTTTTCTGGCTAAAAAGATGACATCGTCAGGGCTGCAGTCAAGGAAGTGGGCTACGTCTTTACTTCTTAATATTGTGTTTGGCTTCATGTATTCTCCAATTCTTTTAATACGGAAACCCCGGCTTTGATTAATTTTTTATACGCAACATTAAACTCTTTATTAGGGCATCCTAGTTTTTGGGCTGTTTCAAAATCCATAGACAACCATTCTTTGTTTGTGCGATATTCGCAACCTATTTTAGTTTTTTCTTTTTGTATATATAAAGAATATCCTTTAAATTGAATGGCAATTAATCCTTTTGCTCCCCCGAGATAGGCTTCCGTGAGGTTGGCTCTCCCGAGATAGGCTCCATCGAGATCGGCTCCCTCGAGATCGGCTCCCTCGAGATAGGCTCCCCCGAGATAGGCTCTCCCGAGATCGGCTCCCTCGAGATTGGCTCCCTCGAGATAGGCTCCCCCGAGATAGGCTCCCTCGAGATCGGCTCCCTCGAGGTTGGCTCTCCCGAGATAGGCTCCATCGAGATAGGCTTCCGTGAGGTTGGCTCCCCCGAGATTGGCTCCCGAGAGATAGGCTCTCCCGAGATTGGCTCCCCCGAGATCGGCTCCCTCGAGATTGGCTCCCCCGAGATTGGCTTCCGTGAGGTTGGCTCCCCCGAGACTTATTTTTAATTCACAAGCCTTTTCTACACATAATTTAAAAGATTTAGTTTCTAATTCTAATATGATTTTACCTGAAAATCTGTGTTTTATTTGAAATTTTTTCATTATTTATTCATCCTTTCCGAGAACTGCTTTTTCGGTTGGGCCAGTTAGCGGTTCTTGTGGCCTGTATGGTGGGTTGCTTGGATTTCTTAGTTTCTTTTCGTCGGATGTTATTTTCCCTTCATTCCACCGCCAATCAATAAACTTATTCCAAAAGCCTTGAATATTCTTTTCTGCCCTTCCTTTTATTTCTTCATTGCTGTACATATTATTGTTTCTTAATACATCCAAGTAACAAACAACATCATATTTTATTGAATCCTCGGTATAAAATTTATGATTTTCTCCTAGAAGCTCCTTTTCTTGTTCTATTTTCATGGAAATAAGAGAATCAAAGTCTGTTTTGCCGACAGTATCAAGTTGTTCATCGATGGATTCTTGTAAAGATTTGGCAGGCGTTAAGTCTTCCAAGGCTTTAAATTTAGCCCCACATCCGCCTTTTTTTGAGAAGCATACATACCCACCCCCATATTCCTTTTTGCCTTTAATTATTGAATTTTGGCCGCATTCAGGGCATACAGGCAGGGCACTCGTTGATTGTTTTGGCTTTGGTGCTTCTTTATTTTGTTCTTCTTTGTAAGATTCCCTATTATCTTGTGTGTCGGCATCCTTGGTGTCGTCTATTCCAAATAATCCATTTAATGCGTATTTGCGTGCATATGATGAAGTTGCCCCGGTTACCTGGGCTTCATCCATCCCCTTTTTTTGTTCCGGCTCCCTTGCATAGGCTGTTGATGATATTGATTCTTTACCATCTCTTGATGTTAGGGTTGCCGTGGCTTCAATGTAATGACGGCCAGCTATTTCAATTATTTTATCAGATATTGTTATGTAACCGTCTTTACCTAAAGCCTTTTTTACAGCAGATAGGATATCTTCACAGGATCGGTAATGATATTTACCAAATGTATTATATTGTGATTTTGGTACTGATAGGTTTTGCTGTACTTTTATTATAAGATCGTGGATAGTCATTATCTTCTCCTATTCTTTTCTTAAAATTCCATTAACAACTTTCCATCCAGGAATTTTTTCATCTTTTTCATGACGTTTGGCTCCCCTGAGATAGGCTCCACTGAGATCGGCTTCCGTGAGGTTGGCTCCCCTGAGATCGGCTTCCCTGAGATAGGCTCCACTGAGATTGGCTCTCCCGAGATAGGCTCCACTGAGATCGGCTCCCCAGAGACTGGCTCCACTGAGATTGGCTCCCCTGAGATTGGCTCCCCTGAGATAGGCTCCCCTGAGATCGGCTCCACTGAGATCGTAATTTTTCATTGACCATAAAGGAATCAATTCGTTTCTAAATGCCCACCCAAACCATTTTCTTGTAATAGGATGTTTTAACATCATAAATTGATGTAATGGAGTCCATTCTTGTATTTCGTTCCCATTTGGAAAGTTTTCAATAAAGAACTTAACAGCTTCCTCACATGCGTTAGTTTTTCGTAAACTTCCTTCGGTAATTTTCATTATTTTCTCCTTTTTTCTTAATAAAGCTCGTGTAACCGGTCTTGATTGTGAAGTATGGCGTAATCATCGGGCAGGCATAGCCAGTCAACAAAATGTCTCATGCCGGAGTGGTTAGAAAATCTTAAAATAATAAAATCTCCTGTTTTCCCGGTAAAATTAACATATATTTTATAAATGTACGGATAAACAGCCCCGGTCATATCCCCAAAAATTATTGTTGGCCTATTCCATTCTTCTATGTCAACCGATATAGATGTTTTTTCATATCCGGCCCATTTATATGCTCTTTCGATGTCTTTGATTAATTCCGTGAACATTATTTTCTCCTTTCCATTTGGTTAAATACGCCTTCTAACGTCTTGTGATAAGTGGTTGTTCTTTCGCCTTTATGTTCGGTTGTTAATTGCCATTGACGGTTTGTTCTTTTTATGTAGTATCTCATTTGTTCCCTTTCTTTTTATGGTTAACTGATTGAAAAGGGGCTGTTTAAGGCACAACCCCTTATAATCCTTTAGAATTAATTGATGGCCGCTCTTGCTTTTTGCGCCATTTCATATTTTTCTTGTAAATGATCTTTCTTTAATCTCATAAGACTTTTTACTTTGAAGTGATCGGCGGTAATCTGGCTGCTTCTTCCCGGCAAATGATTAGCATAAAGAGTGTCAACTACATAAATTGCCATTTCCTGTTTTGTCATTGTTTTCTCCTTTTCTGACTGGTTATGACCACATATTACACTATATCGTCAAAACATGTCAACAACTTTATTTAAATTATCGGATATTTTTTTTATTTCTTTAATATTTTTTTTCGACTTGACAAAATATTCTGCATATTCAAAAATAACATTACTCATTATTTTCTCCTGCCTTGGCTTGATTGGGCGTCTTTCGGGGCGATGACCGAAAGGCCCCGCCCAAGCCGCCTTGAAAGGAGCCTTCCATGACTGATGAGCATAAATCCATAAATTATAACAGGTTTTTCGATCTTGTATTATTCGCTATGTCCGGTGCATTGATAGGAGGATTCCTATATCTTAAACAATTTGAGGCCGCTAAAGCTATGGGATCTGCCTTGATAGGTGCGGCAACTATGTATTTAAAGGGTAATCATTAGATGGGTAAGAAGGAACGAAAATATCTTGTGTTCTCCCTTGAGGTTGTAGCTGCTATTATAGGGATAGCAAAAACTATTAAGGATTTAATAAAGAAGGATGGAAAAGAAAAGAGTAAAGAAGCAGTCGAAGCAAAAGAATAAATCAGACCTGTTTATAGAGATGAAGAAGGCATTTAATCCTAAACGAATAGAGTTTGATGGTAATACTTTGACTATGTATTATAAGAACAGGGATTGGGAGATGGTATGAGTGGCATTTTAGGAAAATATGATGAGCCATTTTGTAAAGAAGATATTTTTATAATTGATTCTAAAGTTTTAAGCGATTTTGATATTTGTTTTTATCAAAAAAGAATAAGGCTAGTTTTATTAATCGGTGTTTTAATAGATGGATATAAAAACCTATACTCTCAAGCATTAAGTTATTTTATAAAATTTAATATTGAGAATGAAATTAATATAACGCACGATCTGTTTAAAGAGTTTTATGAGCATATATCATGGGAGGTTGAACAATTTAAATTAGTAAATGAAATAAGAAAATCAGCGGGGCTAAAAGAAAAGTCTGTTCCATGTTTAGGTATAGAGCTGCCAGGTATGTCATTAAAATTGTTAACATAAGAAAATAAGCCAAAAAATTTTATCTAGTTGTGTTACGAATTTTAATTTAGTAGCATGATATAAATACAGAAAGGGAAAAGAGTAACACGATGGGCGCACCTTTAAAATATGATGATGAGTTTCTTAAAGAAGAAGCCAGTGCCTTGGTTGAATGGTGCAGGGAAAGAGACAAGAAAGATAAGATTCCTCCTTTACTTGAAAGGTTTGCTGCAGAGCGGGGATATCCTGCAGAATATTTCTCAAGATGGGCAAAACGAAATGAAACTTTCCGTCAAGCATTATTAATATTTAAAAATATACAAAGAGCCAACCTTATAGAGGGCGCAGTATCGTTTAAATATCAGCCACTTATGACAAACAATACATTGAAAAATGTTACAGACTGGACAGATAAGCAGGAGCATAAGATTTTAGGCGATAAAGATAATCCTCTTAAATGGGATATAGAGATAATAGAACCAAAACCGGCAGAAAGTTAATTATGCCAAAGATTCAATTACCTAAGAAAATTCAGCCTGTACTTACATCAAATCAACGGCTTGTTGTTTTGATTGGAGGGCGGTCTAGTGCCAAGTCTGAAAGTATAGCAAGAATTCTTCTTTTAAAGGCACAAACAGAAATGGCTGATATATTGTGTGGCCGTGAATTTCAAAATTCTATAGATGATTCGGTGCATAAGTTAATAAAGACATTAATTGAAACTATACCGGTTCCTGGATTTACGGTCACAGATAAGAAGATAGATTGTAATACTGGTGGAGGTTTTAGGTTCAGAGGCTTTGCTCGTAACTCTGAGGCGGTAAAGTCTGCTCAAGGGTTTAAATATTCATGGATTGAAGAGGCACAATCATTAAGTCAGCAGTCTATCGATGATCTTTTGCCTACAATTAGAGCTGGGAAATCACAGTTATTCTTCTCTGCTAACCCACAATCTGCAGCGGATCCATTTTCCGAAAGGTTTATCAATCCATTTTTGTCTACTTTAAAATCAGATGGAATATATAAAGACGATATGCACCTAGTCATATTGTGTAACTGGCGTGATAATCCTTGGCATAAAGAGCTTGAAAAACAGAGGCTTTGGGATTATGAGCATTTACCTAGATCAAAGTATGATCATATATGGGAAGGTGACTTTAACGATTCCATAGAAGATCCTTTGATATTATCAGAATGGTTTGATGCCTGCATAGATGCCCATAAGAAGCTTGGATTTGAGCCTATAGGTGCAAGAATATCCTCCCATGATCCATCAGACTTGGGGCCAGATGCGAAGTCTTATGCTTTCCGACATGGCTCTGTATTGCTCGATTTACAAGAAAAAACAACCGGTGATGTAAACGAGGGCGGGGACTGGGCAACAGGACTGGCCATTAAAAACAATTCAGACATATATACCTGGGATTGTGATGGTCTTGGGGTAGGTTTAAACAGGCAAACATCCAGAGCTTTTCAAGGGAAACATACTCAAATATCTATGTTTAGAGGCTCTGAATCTCCTGATTTACCGGATGCGATTTATGAGCCTGCAGAGTTTATTCAGAACCAAAAGACAAATAAGCAAAGTTTTAAAAATAAAAGAGCACAGAATTATTTCATATTAAGAGACAGAATCATTCGAACATATCAAGCTGTTGTTGAGAATAAATATCATGATCCAGAGAAGTTAATTTCTTTTGATTCTTCAATAGGCATACTTCATAAGCTTAGATCAGAGTTGTGTCGGATGCCGGTAAAGCCTAATGCAAATGGATTATTTGAACTATACACAAAGAGGGAGATGAAGGACAAATTTAAGTTTGAATCCCCAAACCTTGCAGATGGGGTCATGATGTTAATGCCTGTTCCTCAGGTTAATGCCGTTCCATTTGTAATGCCTAAACCTACAAAACCATTAGGGATAAGCCATGCCAGATATTAAGCTTAAAGATTTAAAAGAAATGCATGATAAAGCATATACATATAGCCAGGTGACAAGAGAGCGTGCGGCAGACGATCTTGTTTTCTACTTTATTTCGCAATGGGACGACACAATCTTGACCGATTCTCAGCTACTTTACCGGGGAGAATTTAACATATTAAGAAAGGCCGGCAGAAAAATTCTTGGAGATCTTGAAGAAAACCCTGTGCAGATAGATTTTGTCCCTGATGATGACGACAAGCTGGATTCTGGAGAGCTTCTTGACGGTATGTATAGATTTGATGATTCAAAAAATACTTCTATTGATTCATATAGAAATGCAAAACAGGAAACTGTTGTTTGTGGTCAAGGAGCATGGGAACTATACACAGATAAGGCAAGTAACAGAACTGAAGAAGATAAGCAGATTATCAAAAGAAAGCCAATACTTGAGGCAAATAACACTGTATTTTGGGACCCTAACGCAAAATTACTTGATAAATCAGATGCTACCTATGTATCTGTGCTTACAGCATATTCAGAAGATGGGTACAGGGATCTGGTTATAGATCTTACCGGTGAAGATCCTGGCGAAGTGTCGGCAGAGTCTTTTAAATCTCCAGAACAATCGTATGTATTCCCCTGGGTAGGGCTTGGATCTAATAATATTTATGTAGGATCTATTTATATCCGGGAGAAGATATCAGACAAGATAATAACGATGTTAACTCCAATGGGAGAAGAGCTTGATTTTTACGAATCTGACGTTAAAGACGTTATGGACGAAATGAAAAGAGATGGCTTTACCCTGGTGGAAGAAATTGGTGTAAAACGATACCAAGTAACTAAGTATATATGCTCCGGAAAAGAAATTCTTTCAACAGATATAATCGTAGGAGAGGAAATTCCTATAATTCCGATGTTTGGAGAACGAGCTTATGTTGAAGGCGAAGAACATTGGGAAGGAATAACCAGATTAACCAAAGATCCGCAAAGACTTCGTAACTTTCAGTTATCATATCTTGCCGATATTGTGTCCAGATCCCCCCGGCAAAAGCCTATATTTTGGAAAGAGCAGATCGCAGGCTTTGAGCAGATGTATGAAATATCAGGCTCTGATAATAACTATCCATATTTATTGATGAATCGTAAAAACGGAGTAGGTGAAGAAATACCTTTGGGGCAAATTGGTGTAATGCCGGAACAAAAAATGCCGGATGCTTTAGTGCATTCCATTAATCTTTCAAGGGAAGCGGTTGAAGATGTAGCTAACCCAGGTATCCCGCAGGATATAGCAGACCCTGATATTTCCGGAAAAGCAGTTCTTGCCCTGGAAGCAAGGATAGATCAGCAGTCTATTATATATCAGCAAAACTTTAAACATGCTAAAAGACGAGACGCAGAAGTATATAAATCTATGGCCAAGGAAATACACGATATTCCCAGGAAGGTAAAGATAGAACTCCCAGATGGTACAAAGAAAGACGCAATGGTACTTGAAACGGTAATAGATAATGAAACTGGTGAAATTATTACCTTAAACGACTTAAATAATGTGGAATTTGATGTATACCCCAAGATTGGGCCTTCATATTCCAGCCAGAGGGAGCAGACCGTTGAAAAACTATCTACTATTTATTCCGGTCTTCAGCCTGGAGAGCCTGAAAAGAAAGTGGTATTGCTTAAAATGCTTAAGCTTATGGATGGTGTGGACTTTGATGATATTAGAGAATATGCCAATAAACAACTTGTCGTTATGGGAATAAAAAAGCCAGAGACTGACGAAGAAAAAGAAGCTTTAGCTATGGCACAGCAGCAGGGAGACAAGCCTACAGTTGAGATGATACTTGCGGAAGGCGAGCTTAGAAAGGGAGAAGCTGCAGTTGCCAAGGCACAGAACGAAAATATGAAGATACAGCTTGAAGCTCAAAATGAAGGCATGAAGCGTATGGTTGATAACTTTGAAGCTGTTACCAACAGGCTGGAAGCCATGATAAAGGGCCAGGAAGCTGGTGCAAAGATAGATAATACTAATGTAGATACCATCGGTAAAGAACTTGATAATGCCAGTAAAATCATAGAGTTAAAACAACCAGAGGACATGACAGACGATGAATTATTCCAGCAGGCTTTGGCTGGTTAATACTGTACTGGACAGGTAAATCCAGGCAAATATAAATCTACCTATGGATTCATAGGGAAAACCTTTACGACAAGGAGAAAGTCGGATGGAACTCGAAGATTTAAAAGCCAGGAACAAGGAAGAAGAAGAAAGGATTAAAAAGGCCAAGGAAGATGCTAAAGCAAAGGAGGATGCGGAGCTGGAAGACGATCCTGAAGAAATACAGGATGAAGACATTAAGCCAGATCCAGAAGAGATTTTAGACGATCCAGAGCCTTTAAAAGAAGAGGGGCAAGAAGAACCTTCCGATGAGTCTGAAGAATCCGTCCTTGAAGATTGGCAAAAATCCGAAGAGGAAGAAGCAGAAGGTGACAAAGAGTCTAAGGAAGTACCATTAACCGCGCATATCAAGATGAAGCAAAAACTTAAAAGCCGTGTTTCTGATAAAGAAGAGGAGATTCAAAGATTAAAAGAAGAAAACGCTAAATTAAAGCAGGGAACGGCAGCTCCTGAAAAATCAAAGTTGCCTAAAATGCCCAAGCAGGAAGATTTTGATACTGACGAAGAATTTGAAACAGCATTTACAGATTATCAAAATCAGCTTGCAGAGTATAATTTTCAAAAGATAGAACAGAAGAAAAAGCTGGAACAACAGCAAGAACAGCAAAAACAATATCTTTCAAAAGGGCTGGAATCTCATTATGAAAGGGCTGCAGAGCTTGTCACTAAAAACAAGATCGATCCTGAAGTGTATAAACAAACTGACGAAATTGTTCGTGATGGGTTTAAAAATGTACGTCCTGGAGATGGTGATTTGATCGTGGATCAGATTATAGCCAGATTGGGCGAAGGCTCTGAAAAGGTTATGTTCTATCTTGGAAAGAATAAGACTGCTTTAAAAACTGCAACTTCTTTAATTGAAGAAGATCCAACTGGCATAAAGTTAGCCATGTATCTTGGTAAGCAAGCAGAAAGATTTACTAAACCAACCAATACGAGAAGTCAAGCCAGAAAGCCTGCAAAGAGAGCTGATGGCAATTTGCCGAAAGGTTCTCAGGCTGCAACCAAACTGTTAAAAGCTTATAGAAAGGCACATAAGGCTAAAGATGTACAGCAGGCTATTGACATTAAAAGGGATGCAAAGGCTAATGGCATTGACGTATCTAATTGGAAATAAAGGAGCTTATTAGATATGGCAACCACAGGTAAAATAGTAGAAGTAATGTTCGAGTCTGCTCTTGAGACTTATGAGCATCAAATGCAGATGTTGCCACTGGTATCTTTTGAGGAACCAGAAGGTGCAACTATGCAAAATTCCAGTAACTGGATTTGGCGTCCGGTTCAACAGCATGCCCCTTTGATTGCAGGTTGGGATTTAACCGGCCTGGAAACGGATATCATTGAAGAGACATACCCGGCTGTTTTGGGTACTCCGAGCAATGATTTTATTAAACAAAGGGCTGATGAATTAAGGACAGAGCTTTTCTGGAGACGGAGAGGCGAACAGTCCGGTAAAAAGCAGGCAACTGAGCTTAACCGCTTGATTGCAGCCGCAGTAACTACCCAGGGTTCTTTGTTTTATCGGTCTAATACCACTTCAGGGTATAATTTTATAGCTGAAGCACAGGCCTTGATGAACGAAAGACAGGCGCATCAGTCCCAAAGGTGTTTTATTCTTAATGACCGGGATAATCTTACCTACGGGCAAGATTTGGCTGCCAGACAGACCCTTCAGGGTAGGCCTGAACAAACATGGGCAACAGGTCAAATAGGTCAGAACGTAGCCGAATTTGATGTATATGTAGGCTCCTATCTGCCTTCACTGGCTGGTGGTGCAGACCCTGCTACTACGGTAACGGCTACGGTTTCTGAAGCTCCAGAAGCTGGCTCTGTATCGGCTACCGGTGTTGTAACCAATGTGGATTACAGGACTGCAACTATAGCAGTTACTGACTCTTCAGGCTACAATATCGGGGATAAAGTTACCTTTGCCAATGGTGGAACTACGGTTAAATCGGTAGGTCTGGCAGATAAGACCAATACCGGCCAGGCTATGACGTTCACCATTGTGGCCAAGCCTACAGGTACAAGTGTAACTGTATATCCGAAACCTATTGCCATTAATGATCCTGCCCTTTCAACCCTGGAGCAAGCATATGGGAATATTCATACTCGTATTCTTGTAAATGCCACCATGAACCGACAGAACATTAATTCCAGCGCAAAGGCCAACATTTTCTTTGATAAGACTGCTATCGAAGTTCTTGGCGGGACTATACCGGCAGAGCTTTTTAAAGATTATGACGGAATGAAAGTTGTTCAAGCCACAATGTCAAACGGCCTTAAGATGTACATGATTTATGATGGTGACATTGCCCAGATGACTTTCAGGTATCGTATCTTTACATGGTATGGTATCACTGTATGTAATCCTTCAAATTGCGGGGTAGCTGTGACTTACAGTGCTACGAGTTCGAGTTCAAGTTCCAGTTCTTCGAGTTCCAGTTCTTCGAGTTCCAGTACTTCAAGTGCAGCCGCTTAACCATTAACCGAGATATGGGGGAGGGCTTCGGTCTTCTCCCATATACTCACCAGGGCAATATTATGGGCGTTGTATTATATAAAGAGGGAAACACTCATGAAGAGTTTGGTATTAAATGTGAGATTGGTATATTCCCGGTAGATATGATGGAATCGTTACTTGCTGTAGGCTGGAAAACACATCCTAAGTTTATAAGCGAAGATAAAAAGCCAAAGATTCAAAGTGTCCCAAAAATAAAGGACAAACCAAAGGAAATGAGCGCATATGAAGAGGGACAAAAGGAAGAAGTTGTCCAGGAATATGGCATAAACAAAAGATTAGATAATCTTGAAAAGAAGATTGAAGATGCCGAAGAACTTATGGATGAAGAAGAAAAGGCAGAGTATGATAAAAACGTTCAAGAAAAGTCCTTTTATCAAAGGATTGTAGATTTTGCAAAAGAAGAAAAAGAGAAAGAAGAAAAAATATTCTCAAAAGTAGAAAATAATTACACAATTAAAGACTCTAAAGAAGAGATTTTAGAAAAAGAAGCCGAAGTCAAGGAAGAAGTAAAGAAGAAAACAAAACGGCGAGGCAGGCCGAAGGGCAGTAAAAACAGAAAATATAGAAAGAAATAAGTCATGACTACAAAGGTAGATATTATAAACAGGGCTTATTCTTTAATGAGAATATCAGGCCTTACAGTTCAACCAACCCCGGAAGATTATGATCTTGCATTATATAAGCTTGAAGATATGGCTGAAGAGTATTATGCAAGAAATATCTGTGTAAATTATAACTTTGAAGATGAGCCTGATACCGGCAGCTTAACAAATATGCATAGAAAGTTTTGGCATTCTTTTTCGGCATGTTTGGCCAGAAGGCTTATAACTGACTTTGGCAAGATACCTTCTCCCACCTTAATTGCAGAAAGTGACGCAGCATTTTCCTTTTTATCTTCTGTTACTGCCCAGGTAGACCAGACTCAATATCCTTCCAGACAACCAAGGGGCAGTGGCTCTATGAGATATAACCGTTGGAACAGATATTTTCAGCCGGCTGCTACAGCCCCCAACGAATGTAAAACCCATACGATGTATATCGACGATATTAACGATTTTGTTGAACATTACGATGCATACCTGAATGATGGAGAAACAATATCTTCATATGTTCTTACCGTTGATGATGGCCTTGAAGTTGTTTCAGAGTCTTTATCAAGTCCTGATGTAAATTATAGAATTAAAGCTGCAGGAACATCTTCAGGTGGCTCTATAGCACTACTTCAGGCAAAGATAGTAGTAACTACAAGCGATAGTCGGGTTAATACAAGGCTTATTAACTTTGAATTGTTACAATCGGACGTAATAGATTAGTGGAAGCTTTGTTATCTCCAGAACTTATAGATAAACTATTAGATACGCCTGTTTTGCTGGCAGTTATCTTTATAGTGATTATATTTTACAGAATATTTCTTAAAATGGCAGAACTAATAGCGGCATTGATTAAAAATAAACATACAGATGATTAAAGGATATTATTATGGGTAATTCATATGAATATACATTTGCTTTGTCTAACGGTGTACATGACATCTCTGTAAAGAACAATAATGAAAATATACATCAGCTTGTGGCAAGGTATAGTGGCGGCAAGCCAACAGCAGGAACTATAAGCATATATGCATTTCCTACCGGTGCAGCTAAATATGTAGATATTCATAACGCTCAAGGGTTGGACATAACAGATATACCTGTTGTTATAAGGTTTGGGGGAACTATAGGTAAACTACAAGTATTATGTGACAATATTGTAGGTGGAAATTCCATTAGAATTACTGACATAGGCTCTTCAGGTGTTCCTTTAAACTGGTACGGAGAAAATATACTTGAAAAAGACACAGAAACAGGGGCTTTAAAGACCGTATCTAATGCAAATTGTCAAATTCATGCAGGGAACCATTATTTTTACAGAAATTGGGCGAACGTGTCTGGGGCTGATACCGAAGTGGATTTTATGTTTACTACGCCGAATTCTTTAAAAATTATGCACGCACAAGCTATTATAAGAGCGCAGGAAGAATTTAATTTGCAGATATTTGAAGATGTCACTACATCTGATGACGGTACACCACTTACAGGAAGAAACTGCAATAGAAGTTATCCTGATACGCCTGAAATGTCTTTATTTAATGCGCCCACTATAACAGATACTGGCACAAGCATATGGAGAGCCAAGGTCAATCCAGACGTAAGCCCTGTTTGTGTATCTTTAGGTGAAAATTACGAGATTGATGTAAAAGTAGATACTAAATATCTATGGAGACTTACAAAAGTTAATGCAGATACTCATTGGATAGATTTTGATTTCTTCTGGTACGAACTTGCACCTTTATCATAGGTAAATTATGCAAATACCAATAATTAAAGGCGATAAAGTATCAAACGAGCTGGAAACCGATTATCGGGATGCTTTGCCTGTAAATATGTACGCTGTGAATAGGCCCATTTTAAAAGCTCCTGGGTATATGCTCTGTTACCCTGGGCTTACAAAATTAACGGACGGTAGTGGTCGAGATAGAGCCGGGATATATAATGATAGATTTGAAGATCATTATAGAGTGTCTGGAACAGAATTTATAAAAATCAGCTCTTCAGGTGTAAAGGTAAAGCTTGGGGATACCCCAGGGACAGAACAAGTTTCTTTGCCATATAGTTTTAATACACAGGCGATAATTGCAGATGGAAGAATGTATTTATATGATCCTGCAGGTGGATTTAGAGAGATAACGGACACGGATCTTGGAGATCCTATAGATGGCGTGTGGATAGATGGATTTTATTTCTTAACTGATGGAGAATACATTTATCATACGGATATCACAGACGAAAGCTCTATAGATCCCTTAAAATTCGCAACTGCAGAGTTTATGCCTGATAAATCTTTGGGCCTTGGAAAAACACAGGATAATAAGGTTATAGTATTTGGCCGGTACACTTTGGAGTATTTTGTAAATGCGGCAGATATTGTAGCAGAAGGAACTTTTGCCTTTCAAAGGGTGGAAACGAGAGCGCAAAAGATCGGCATTGTAGCAACCCATGCCAAGTGTGAATCTGGAGAGTTATGGTATATTACCGGTGGAAGAAAAAACGATTCCCTTGGCGTCTATGCCATTATGCTTGGAGGCTCTAAAAAGGTATCTACCAGGGAAGTAGATAAAATACTTTCTAAATATTCAGAGCCTGACCTTGCAGACATGAGAATGGAATGCAGGCAGGAGGACGATGTTATTTTTATACTGGTACATTTACCAGAAGAAACTTTATGTTTTAATGAGACTATTTCAGGGACTATGGGTATTCATAATTCATGGTCAATATTAAAGTCTGGAATTACCGGGCAGTCAGTATATCGGGCAATAAATGGCATATTTGATGCAAGGCGTGGAGATTGGTTGTATGGTGATAAGAGAAATGCCAATATATCTATATTAGATAATACGGTATTTACAGAATTTGGCGAAAGAAACGAATGGATATTATATACTCCTGCAGTAAAGATAGAAACTTCTTCAATTGATGAATTAGAGCTTGAAACTATACCGGGACATAACACAAATGATGATGCAAAGGTAGGGATTTCATTAACATATGATGGTCTTACTTATGGAAAAGAATGGTTTCAGCAATATGGTTCTCCACTGGATTATGACCAAAGATTTATTACCAGAAGGCTTGGTTATGTTAGGGATTGGGTAGGCTTTAAATTCAGGGGAGCTACCACTTCAAGGATGAGTTTTGCATATTTCAATGTTGAATTTTCATAGGGTGCTGAATGCCGAACCCAACATTAGAAGAACGATTAAAAGGGCTTGTTTTAAGTGCTAATGAACTCCGTCAAATGACGGATTGGCCTACTGCATTAATAGAAGATTATCTTTCCATCCTTAATTCCTTAAAGACTATAGCCGGAGATGTTGATACCGATACAGACGATATAGCATACTTAAAAGGGTACGCTTCTTTTCTTCAAGCTTTAATAGATAAAAACCGCACAAGAACCAACCAGAACGAACGATTTTTCAAGCAATTAAATGATTTTGTTCATTCACTTCATGCATTAATAAACAAAAACCGTACAATGCCAAGAAAAATTCATAGAGTTATATGTGATGTATCTAACCCTGCAGCAGATACTTATAGAGCTTTAAATACTGCATATCAGAACAAAAGTGGCAGAATTATGACTATACATTTATCCGTGAAGCTTTCTGTCTAGGAGAAATATGTCCGCTTATAAAGGTTTTGTGGGGCCTCACAAAAGATGGGATTTAATAGCAGGTCATGTATTTACAGTTCTTTATGAAAGAGGATTAAGAGAGCATCATAAGGTTTTGGATATTGGGTGCGGTTCTTTAAGGGTTGGCAGGCTTTTGATCCCTTACCTGGCGAAGGGTAATTATTATGGGTTTGATCCTAACGAAAAGATATTACAACAAGGCCTTATTAACGAAGTGGGGTCTTTATTGGTACTTAAAAAAGTTAATTATTATGGAAATGCTGACAAAATTCCGGTAGATTGGATGGATAAAAAATTTAATTATATATTTGCCCATTCTATATTTACTCATGCCCCGGTTTGGATGATTAGAAAATACCTAATTGAATCTTATAGCATGTTAAATAAAGGCGGATATTTTATATCTAGTTTTATGAAAGGTATAGATACTTATATTGGAGAAGATTGGGTATATCCGGGGTGCTGTAAATATCCTAGAATTTTTTTAGAAAATATAGAGCAAGAAGACTTGAAGCAAGGGTTTACCCTTTAAAAGCTGAAAATTGGGAATTAATTCTTGGGAGAATTCATGTCCAAGGGGAATATGCTTTAAATCAAGGCATTCCGGTAAGTGATACTTGGAAGTTTGGAGAAATATTCTAAATCAAATCATGGAGGCAAGCCCCTTTGAATGGGTAATGATACATGATCATGATATTTTCTTCTGTCATCCGGAATGGTATCGAATAGTTTGTCAGAATATAAAAGATGCAAAAAATGCAGGACTGCTTACCTGTGTAACAAATAGGATTGGATGTTCAGAACAAAAGGTAAAACCGAACCGATATGAGCCTGATAATAATAACCTTGACCTGCACAGGGCTTTTGCAATTAAAGTTCAATACAGGGGCATTTCAGAAGCCAAAAAGCCTATTTCAGGGCTTGTCATGGTTACAAGTAAAACGGCATGGAAAAAAGCGGGCGGGTTTAGGGAAAAAGGCATTATAGGAGTAGATAATGATTATCACAGGAGAATAGTTGAAGCGGGCTATAAAGTGTATATTATGAATAACCTGTACATGTTTCATTGGTACAGACAACCCATAATAGGATATAAGGAGAAATAAAGTGGAAGAAATTAAAATTCCAGAAGATTTACAGGAAAAGATAATTGAAGCCATTAAAAACGGTAATTACTTTATAACCATATCCACAAAAAAGGATAAAATTTTAAACCATTACTATAAAAGAGAGAATTTTTCGTCAGATGATGCGCTTCCTTCACTTGGTGCAATTCAAAATGATTTTATTAAACAGGAAAAAGTAGGAGGTTGGCAGTAATGAGCAAGATTTTATTAAAAAATGCCAACCGGCTGGGCGATATTTTAATGATGACATGTGCTGTAAGGGATTTTAAAACATCTTATCCAGAATACGAAATTAAAGTAGATACTCCTTTTAAAGGTATATGGCAGAATAATCCGTATTTATCTGATTTTAGTATACCCGACGAAGTGGTTAATATCGGCCCAGGCACAGCAGTTCAGAAATCCAATTCTAATGGACTTCATTTCTGTAATGGGTACAGGTTAAGCATAGAGAAAAACATAGGCTTAGAGATAAAACAAGGGCCAATTAAGCCTGATTTACATATGAACAAGGGCGAGTTAAAGCAGGGACCAATAATAAAAGGAAAGTATTGGCTTATAACGGCTGGTAGCAACGGAGATTTTCAAGCTAAAATATGGCCTTTTGAAAGATGGCAGGAAGTTGTAGATAGAAATCAGGACATAAATTTTGTACAAATCGGGCATTCTTTGCATCCACATGAAGTTCTCGACGGAAAGAATGTCATTAATATGATCGGAAAAACAGACGATGAAGGCCAGGGATTAAGAGATTTAATGAACCTTTTTTATTATTGTGAAGGTTCTTTGGGTATTGTATCCATGCAAATGCATATGGCTGCAGCATTTGATAAACCTTGTGTAGTTGTTGCTGGAGGGAGAGAGCCAGCTTCATTTGAGGCTTATAATATTCATAGATATCTTCATAATCAAGGCTCCTTAAAGTGTAGCGGGAAAAGTGCTTGTTGGGCCAAAGAGCTTGGCAAATGTGAAAAAGCAAACAATTTAATTGAAGGTACACCAAAATGCCTTTGGATGATTACTGTTGATGATGTTTGTAAAGCTATAGATTCTTATTATGTTGGCGGAAGATTAACTAAGGGAGAAGATAAAAAGCCAATAGAGATAAAAAACCGGCCTATATTCAAAATGGTATGTAATGGGCAGGCATGGGGAGGTGGCGAGAGATCCCCGGCATGGATAATGAACCGAATGTATGAAAAGGGATATAAGGTTGAAATGGTTCCAAGGAACATAGTTTGTGACCAGTTTAGAGACAATATCCCAAACATTAAGATAACCAATAAATTAACAAGCCCTTGTGATATTTTAATGTTATATGCAAATGACATGATATGGGACTTTTTAAAGCCTGATTTTGACCCTTTTAATCATATACAGGCCAAAAAGAAAGTAATGTGCCTTAATTACCGGAACGGTAAAGCTGGTCAGGGATGGTCTAAGGATTGGGACTTATATTTATTTCTTAATACAGATGCAGAGCAAGGGTTTTTAAAGAAACATCCTGGACACAATACAAGAGTTTTACCTCCACCGGTAGATTTAAAGCCTTTTATGAATGGGTTTATTCCTAATTATAATGGCCCTTTTAAATTTGTGCGTCATTCTTCACAAGGGGATGTAAAATATCACGAGGACACTGAAAAAGTTATAAGAAGTGTTCTTAAAGACTACCCTGATAGTGAGTTTTATTTAATGCCAGCCCCATCTTTTTTACCTGAAATTAAAGGTGTATATCGATATCCAGAATATTCAATGGATGTTCCTAAATTTTTAAGCAAAGGGAATATATTTTGGTACATGTTACCCGATGGTTATGTGGATTCAGGGCCAAGAGTAATTATGGAGGCTATGGCAATGGGACTTCCTGTAATTGCCGATTTGAGAGGTGGAGCAAGAGATAGAATTGATTTTGGATTTGTTAGAGATTGGGAAAGATTAGGAGATTTTGCAACAGATTTTAATTTAACAAATATGGGACTAGAGAACAGAGAAAGAGCAAAAACTTTCGATCCTGAATTATGGATCGATGCAATAGAGGAAATTAATGGTAGATAGTGCATTAAAAAACAGCCTTAGAGGTTTAATTCTTGATGCTACCGAGTTAAGAAATTTAACCGGCTGGGCTTCTTCTATGATAGAAGATTATCTAAGTATATTGGATGATCTGGTTCTTCTTGCAGATTCTATAGATGTTAATATAGATGAAATTGCCTATTTAACCGGAGAGATTGCAAAAGTAGAAGCTGCAAAAGATAAAAACAGAACGAAAATAAATAAAACAATAGATTTTTTAGAAAATGATAATGCATTACTACATTCCGAAATATCAAATATAAATAAAAATAGAACTAAAATTACGACTCTTGAAGACCTTAAAGATAGGCTTATAACAAAAAATTCAGAATGGACATCTATACTATCTGATGATGCGACAAATATAACTTTAACATTCTCTGATGGTACAGACGTTCTTGGGCTGCTTGGAACCACACCTATTTTTGAGTTCGGTTCAAGCAATACGTTTCTTGGTCAAGGTGCTGGATTACCTATAACTACTGGACAAGATAATGTCACTATCGGTTATCGCGCAAATTATAGTGGGGGAGTTGACGTTGATTACAGTACAATAATTGGAAGTGAGGCTGGTTATAATATAGAAGGCGATGGTAACACGATAGTAGGATATAGAGCAGCTTTTGCTGCTACGACTATGGATAGTTCTGTAATTTTGGGCCGTCAAGCCGGATTTTCTCTTACCACACAAGACAATAATGTAATAATTGGTTATAGATCTGGTTTTAGCACGGCCGTGGCAAACCAAGTATTAATAGGTTTTCAAGCTGGCTACTCTCTAACAACTGGCACATTCAATGTCGCTGTAGGTGCAGATGCGCTATATACGTGTTCTTCTGGAAATCAAAACACAGCATTTGGTAGAAACGCTTTACAAAATGCGAATAGTGATGGTAATACAGCAATTGGAGCGAATGCCCTTAGATTTCTCACTTCTGGTGCGGGTAATTTTGCTGTCGGGTATAATTCACAATATAATAATCTAACTGGCAATAATAATATGGCTTTTGGAAAAGAGACGCTAGAGGATTTATCGACTGGCGATGGAAATGTCGCAATAGGTACGGCAGCTATGAAGGAGTGCGGCACTGATCCAGACAGTAATATTGCAATTGGTTATCAGGCTGGGTATAACTTAGAAAGCGACAATAATACATTAATCGGCTTTCAGTCTGGATATTCTTTAGCCGCAAATGGCGGCTGTGTCTTTCTTGGATATCAGGCAGGTTATAACGAAACCGCTGCAAATAAATTGTATATCTCTAATTCGAACACAGCTACCCCATTAATTTACGGCGATTTCTCAACAGACTTATTTAGAATAAACGGCTATGAGGAAATAGCCATTCAGAATGTAGCAGATATCGGGCTAAAAATCACAGGCGCAACCGGACAAACAGGGCGATTTCTCCGTATTGAAGATGACAGCAACGCTTTACTAGCAGAGATAACAGCAACTGGTCATTTTGACAATAAAGACGGAATAAGAACTGTTACACCTCAATATGGCGCAGGAATGGGAATTCAGCTATATGGGGAAGATGCGCCGGAACATACAAACCAAGCTGGTTGGTACGATCATACAGGTGGAGCTTTTGAAAGACTTTTTATCAAGACTTCTGGTGATGACTTCGCTCAAGCTGATGCAGATAATGGAAACTGGATAATTTTCATAAATGGTGCTTACCCAGGAGCATTTTGTGAGATTAAAGAATATATATCGACAACTCAAGTTATTGTTGATGGATTAGGCTGGGATACAGATATTAACTCAAGTGTTTCCCCAGGTAATTTTTTAATCGTTAAACATCCTGGCTTTGTAAGTGGTGACGGAAATAAACATGAATTTTCAGTAGGCGCAACAGGAGAGTTTGAAATTGCGTCTTATTCGTTTACTGAACCATACATGGCAGAAATTGAGCTTGAAGCGGCGGCAGATAGTACAACTGCATTGTTATTAAAAATTAAGGCAGAAGGGTATAGTGGAACAATAGGTCAAGAAATTAATGTATTGACAGGGGCTTTGCAGCCCGCCGATGTTGGGGCCGCTCAATTAATCCAGATCGATGATTCCCTTGCAGTTGCCGCAGATTCAACGACCCAAGTTGCAGGCTCTGTATATATAACAAATAATGCGAGTGACGCCACGAAAGATGCGATTGTTGTTCTTCCCGGATTTACAAGGGCGCTTGAAGTTCAAGGGGCAGAAGAAGAAGATCCAGATTATGGCTATGAAACAACGTCCGGTGTCTCTACAGACAGAGTAAATTCAGGTGGAGGAGGGAATGACGCTTTTGTAAATAGTGCCGTTAATGTTCAGCTATTCGACAATAGCGGAGATGATATTTTAATAGGAAGCGATTCAACATTTGAAATTATACAAGCAGTTTTAACAATAGGATCCAGTAAAGATTTGAACTTTAATTTTTATTATTCTGTCACTGGTGGAGGATGGACACTTTTTACACCTCAGGCTGATAATACAAATGGGTTTCAAAATTCCGGTAGTATTGTATTTTCTGCTGCTGATCTTGTTGGCTGGTCTGCTGATGACGAGGATTTAGATGGAAATGCTATAACGAATGCTTATTATATTGCTTTAAGCAGAAACTACGCCCCAGCCGTTCCAACACTGCCAACCGAAGAATATTTTAAAATATTTGCAAGTCAGGCGACAGGTATGGCCATAGATGGTCAAGGATATATTCAACCAAGAAGCTCGGCAGACGCAGACGCTCCTAATAGCTCTATTTATTATTCTGCCGATTCATCGGCTTTGGTTTACAAAGATGCTGGAGGAACCGTCAACGATTTGTACTAGGAGAATAAAATGTCAGATATACACATAATAAAAGATAACGAAGCTTACAAAGTATATAATTATTCAAAGGAATTTACACAAGAGCAAGTAGAAGAAAAGCTGGCACAACATAAATTTGAATTGAATGTAATAAACTGGCTAGAAAATAATGCGCCACAACCGGGGAGAATACTTGAATATCTTGAAGTGTTTCAAGGACTTACAAGTATACAGGGAATATTAGAAAAAAAAGAAAGGCTTCAAAATCAAATAGATAAAATAACTTTAATATTAAATGAAGGAGAATAATGTGGACCTAGACAAAGAAAAAAAAGAAATAGAAGAAAAAATAGAAAAAATCAATAAGCAAGTATTTAATTTAAGAGAGCAGGCCTCTAAATTAGAAATAATTAGTATTAAATTGGTTGGTCAATTAGAGTTTATTGATATAATAAGAAAAAAGGAAATAGAAAATGTCGATAAAACCTAACGTTGGGCTTGGTGTTATTGCCGTTGCTGTTACCGATACTGTATTAATTCAGGGCACAGCGGGAACTATAGATAGGGTATCCATTGGGGCGTTAAACCTTCATAATGATGGTTCTGCAGGTGCTACAATTACTGTTGAATTATATGTAAGTCCAGATCTTACATCTGCTTCTGGAGAAAGAGTCGCTTATTATGAGGTTGGAGATAACGACAGTAAAGATGTAAATGAATTAATAGGCGAAGGCCTTGAAAACTTAAATATTATCGCAGTTGCAGATCAAGCCGGATGTAATGCACATCCAACGGTAACACAATATGATGGAGGATCTTGATGATCAGGTTGGCAATTTTAGACGATCTGCCTGAATTACAAAGGATGGGAAGACGTTTTTTTGAAGTATCCGGCTATTCTGAATTAAGTGAATATAACGAAGATGACATGAAAGAAGTGTTTGTCAAATTAATAGATAATGAGTTTTTATATACCGATGGCAAAAATGGAATGATAGGCTTTTCGATGTTTCCTGTATTTTTTTGTCAGGATACTATAGCCGCGCAGGAGCTTTTCTGGTGGGTAGATGAAGAAAAAAGAGGCTCGATTTTAGGCATAAAATTACTTAAAATAGCAGAAAATAAAGCTAAAAGTCTTGGGGCAAATGTATTTTTAATGTTAAGCATAGATTCTTTAAATGGAGAAGAAATTAATAATATATACAAAAAAATGGGATACAAAAAACAAGAAAATACATATATAAGGAGGCTATAAAATGGGCCTTGGAACTGCTTTAAGTGCTTTAGGTGGAATAGGAGCTTCTATATTTGGGGCTTCGAGAGCAAAAGAAAAAACCGGCCAAGCTACAAGTGAGCAGGTGTCTGCTCAAAGAGAAGCTTTGGCATATTTAAAAGAACGTGAAGCCATACCACAGGCGTTAAGAGAGCAGGCATTATTACAGCTTGGGTCTGTTTATGGTCTTCCGGGCTTACAAACCATACCTGGTGGAGAAGGGCAAGATCCTTCTGGCAGAACTCCTATCGGTGGGTTTATGGACAGGGTTGGTGAAGGTATGGTCAGAACAGGGCAGGGGACTAGATATCCACAGCCTTTATCTAGAGGTGAATTTATTTCAGGCTTAAGAGACGATCCTTTTTATGAACAAATGCTTGAAGAAGGTGAAGAGGCTGTACTTCGTGGGGCATCTGTTACCGGTGGATTAAGGTCTGGGGGTGCAAGCAGAGCCTTGGCAAGAAGTTCTCAAGATGTATTAAGGGGCATATATCAAGAAAGAATGGCAGGTCTTTCAGGGCTGGCTAATTTGCCTTCTATGGCTCCTCAAATAGCGGGTTCTATAGAAGATATTGGCAGAACAAGGGCTGCAGGTACTTTAGCCAAGGGTCAGATTGAACAGGATATTATTGGCGATATTGCCGGAATTGGCATTGGTGCAGTAAGATCGTTTATATAAGGAGGGCTTATCATGCCTGAAAGCTTTTATATTAAACCAGCTCAAATATCTGCTTTGCCTGGATTTGAAGGCCTTATAGGAGATGTTCGAAGCCGCAGAGAATTTGAAAGACAAAAAGCAGAAAAAGCTAAACAACAGGATGTGTTAAAAAAGGCGGCTTCTTTATTTCAAACCGGAACCCCGGACGAAATATCGGCATTTGCTATAGAAAACCCGTTTATTCTGGAAACACTTGATAAAGCAGTAGGGTTTAAAAGTGATGTTACAAAACAAAATGCCATAGATACTGCCAGAGATATATTAATTAACAAAAAAGATCCTTCCCAGGCGTTAATTGAAAGGGCAGAAACGGTAATTCAAGAAGGTGGGGATGCTTCTGGTTCTATAAATTTAGCCGAGCAAGCACAGCAAGATCCCAGTTCTGCAATAAGGGAGGCTGAAATAACACTGGCATTGTATGATCCTGATTCTTATGAAGCATATAAACAGGCAACTACCACAGGAGAAGTAGATACTGAATTAAAAATAGGCGCACAAGAAATTCTTGAAGACGGCTCTATAATTCAATCTACTCCTCAAGGGCCAGTAGTTTATAACCCTGAAGGTAAGAAAGTTATAGGTAAAGAGGCTGCAGATACCATAAAAGCGGCAAGAGCTGAAAAAGTAAGTAATGCCAGAAAGATGTCTGGTGAAAAGAAAAGGGCATCTTTAGAAGCCGAAGAAGATTTAAAAGCTAAAGTAGAATCTGGTGTAATAAGCGCAAAAGAAGCCGCTAAAATATCAGTTAATGCTTTTGATCGTCTTGAAAAAATAAATACAGGCATAAGAAATATTGACGAAGCTATACGTCTTATTGATGAAGGAGCGCAAACTGGCGTAATAAAATCAATGCTTCCAAGTATCCGGCAAGCGTCCATAAAGCTTGATAATTTACAGGGCCGGTTGGGATTGGATGTTATCGGTAACACTACGTTTGGCGCATTATCTGGGCCTGAATTAAAGTTCGCCCTGGATACTGCCCTTCCTCAAAAATTAAAGGGTGAAGAACTTAAAGGCTGGCTGCAGGAAAAGAAAGCCGCTCAAGAAAAGTTATCTGATTATATCGAGGCCGCAGCTATATTCCTCGGAACTCCAGGGAATACGGTTAAAGATTGGGTAGAACAACAGAGAGACAAAAGAACTGCAGCTAAACAGGAACTGGAAGGGAAGCCTCCTGGAAGATATAAATTAAATGATAGAACTATAGTTAATTGGGATGGCCAAAAAATGTGGGAGTAAATCATGGCTGAATACTTGGGGCCTTTAGAAGAGAAAAAAGGGCCAGAAAGAATAGGCCCACTAGAAGATGTTCAAAAAAAATATGATAATGGAGAATTAAAGCCAGAGCAGGTTGCTGCAGTTGATGAGCTTAAACGGCGGGGCAAGTGGGAATGGCCTCAAAGAAGGCCTAGAAGCCCAAGAAGAGAAGAGGATATAAGGGCTGAGATTGAAGAAGTTGGGCCTTTAATGTCATTTATTACAGGAATAGGCTATGGCGTTCAAGATATTGCCAGAGGTGCAGGGATTGCCCCGGAGCCTACAGAACGAGAAGCAATGACAAGAGGTATGTTAAAAGAAGAAAGACCAATATCTACAGGTGCTGGAGAAATTACAGGCCAGGCAGCTCCATTTTTAATTCCAGGGACACAGGTGGCTAAAATTCCAAGCATGGCAGTAAGAGCCGTAACTACTGGAGCTTTAGGGGCTACAGAGGCAGGATTAATAGCTGAAGGGACAGGTGGTGAAGCTATCCCGGCTGCAGGAATTGGGGCCGGTATCGGTGTAGGTGCAGAAATACTTTTTCCTATTATTGGCAGGCTTGGAAGGAGAGTGTATCAAAGAACATTCAACAAGGCTCCGAAGGGTGCGCTGTTAGATCCTTCAGGACAGCCAACAAAAGAACTTCAAGAAGCCCTCGATGCGGAAGGAATGTCCTTCAATGAGCTTGTAGAAGACGCCCAGGAAGTAATAAACCAACAAGTTCCTGGTGCATCTCCAGGGCAAGTAGCAAGAAAGGCAAGATTTGAAGAGGCTGGAATCCCACCAACAAGAGGGGAAATTACACAAGGCTTTAAGCAGAGAGCCTTAGAACAAAGACTTCTTGAATCAGGAGAAGATGTTGCTGCAGAGCCTTTCAGGCAGTTTAAATTAAAACAGAGTGAAGCCATAAAAGATAATTTACGAAAAAACTTTGATTTTACCATAGAAGAAGAAGAAACAGGACAGTTGATAAAGGATGCCCTTACAGGAAGACGCAAGCTTTTAAGGTCTGAAAAGAATGAACTATATTCAAAGGCTATGGAAGCTTCAAAAGATGTGGCCGACATTCCTGTTTTTACAGATACTATCACAGAAGCTATTCCTGATAAAATGACAATGGAAAGGCTTGAAATTCTTGATAGCACAGGTTCCAAATCTTTAAATGATTGGCTTGTACGGTTTGGCATTAAAGAACCTTCCCAGGAAATGATAGATAAAGGATTCATCCCGGAAACAATTAATCTTGAAAACTTTGAGCTTTTTAGGCAGGGATTAAACCAAATAAGTAAAAGCTCAGATGCTATAAAAAATGCAACAGGGCCGTTAACCAGGGCTTTGGATATAGAAGGAGATGAACTTCTTGGCTCTGTTGATGAATCTAAGCTTGCGGGTGAGGTTTTAGATTCTTTAAAGCAAGCAAGAAGGACCGTAAGACAATTAAAGACGGAATTTTCCCCACAATCAGTAATTGGAAAAGTTACAGATGTTAAAAGAGATGGCGTGACTCCTGTTATTGAAGCAAGCAAGATTTATTCCAATTTGGTTGGCAGATCAAATCCTGTTGAAAATACCAGAAAGCTTATAAAATCTCTTAATAAATCTGGAGATAAAGGCAAAGAAGCCCTGGCAGCTTTACAAACATCTACTATTTTAGACTTGATATCTGCAGGTTTTGGGACTGAAAGCAGAAAGATATCTGGAATAAAAGTATTTAATCCCATTGCTTTTAAAAACAGAATTAAAAATATAGGCCACGATAAGATAAATGCTATATTTTCTAACAATAAATCTGTGCTTAACAGGCTTAAAAATGTAGAAAAAATAGCAACAGACCTTATTCCAGAGGCCGGAGCTGTACCAAAAGGATCGGCAAGTGTAATCCTTGATCTTGTTAATAGGCTTGGAGGCTATAGCATAGCAGGTAAAGTTCCTGGCGGACCTATACTGATGGAAACTTTAAATAAAATAGTATCTCCAATAAAAACAGGTGTAGATGTAAAAAAGGCCCTGGATGCAGCTCCAGAAGTAGATGAATTAAGCTACTTGTTTGATAGCCGGTTTCCAGGGATATCTTCTGCGCTCGGAATTGCTGTATCCTTAGAAGAAAGGGAAAACGATGAATAAAATAGAATTCTCTCCTCAATATTATCCGGAATCAGATAGAAGCAGGGCTCTTTCAAATGCATATATTTATGTAGGGGTGCCGGACACGGACCCAGAGGTTGTGGTAAACCAAAAACAACTATACGTTTTAAAAGAAGACGGAACTTCCGTTGCTGTTTCTCAGCCAATCAGAACGAGCGCCGGGGGATCACCAATATATCAAGGGTCGATAGTTACGATATATGTTGATGGTGATTATTCCCTTAAAGTAACTGACAGCAACGGGGCTCAAGAATATTATATCCCACATACGATATCCTCTGTACCTTATATTGATAAGCTGTCAAACTATGCAGATTTAGCTACTGCAGTAACAGAGATAGGGGCAACAGATACCGAATTGTGGTTAGATCAAGATGATTCTTCAAATACCACAGTCCCATCGAATATTTCTGTAAGGCCAATGCTTGGCAACGTAATGAGTGGGACAGTGACATGGAATTGTAGCATTATTAGTGACCCTACATTCCAATGGTTATCAGGATCGGGTCATTCATTCGGTTTGGGAATATTGAAATGGGGATATGCTGAATGGTGGGGGATAGACGGTACAAGCGATCAGGTAGAAATAAATTATTGTCTTACTTCAATAGGAAAATGCAAATTACTTTTACAGAGCTATAGTGTTGACGACTCAATTAATATTAGGTCTGGAAACGTTCTTGAAGGTAACAGCATGGACGACACCGAGATCGTATTTGACTACGCAACCACCGGCACTCCAATCATTAATGTTTCGGCTTTATCAGCGGCAGTAAGAAACTTAAAGTTACGATACAATTCTACATTTTCAGCGGCCATTCCAACATCCGATACAGGTGCTTATGGTATAATGATGACCGATGACGGTGGTTCCGGAGTTGCTTGGTGCTCCTTTGAGAATTTATATATCCATACATGCTTTGGTGGTATTGGAACAGAAGTGGGGTCCACTAAACTTTGGTTTAACAATGTATTTACCAATATTCAAATAAGAAATTTTGAGGGTTGGGGTCTTTATACCACGGATGAAAACAGCGGAAATTTATTTAACAGCCTTTATATAAATAACAATTGGGATCGAGGCGGTGGAACTATTGCTCAAGATTCTTTAGGCTTAATTTATTATGGAACAGGTGCTCAAGCAGTATTTAATCAGCTTAACCTGGAGCACGCTGTTGTCTCTGAGCGATATCCGTGCAGATTTGGTGCAGACGGAAGAGTTACAATAAATAATCTTCATTATGAAGATATATCATATACTCATGCCACCCCATCGGCAATTCTTGTAAGTGGGACGAGAAGTGTTGTGGATATAACAAACATTGATTTTAATAGTGTTGTTGCCGATGCCAATCAAACGCAATTCTCTCTTATAAGGTTTGACGGATCTGCGGCCAGATATACGATAAATGGCTTTACAGTTATGCAAGACTGTAATTTTGATGCTGTCGCTGGATCTGTTTATTGGACGTATCTTTCTTCTTCTTTGGATTATGATACAGCAATGATAGAGATATATGGTGCCTATGATGAAACGGTTGTTCCTAGGCCTCCAGGAGATATTGACAGGTTTGCAATTTGGGATGCTGTAGCCGACGTTCCTGTAATAAGAAGATTTAACGACTTAAAGGGAATACAGGATATTGTATATAAACGAAAAGAATCCCCTGGATCTGGAAATCAAACATTAACTGCAGATATGCTTCTAAGGGGAATAATAGACGAAGATCCAGAGGGTAACGCTGATTGGACCCTTGACACTTCAGCAAATATCGTTTCTGCTATTCCTGACGTATATATAGGACATACCTTTGAAACTACTATTTTTAATGATGCTACACCCTCTAGTGGGGAGGTTGTTACAATAGTAGCCGGGGCAGGCATGACTTTGCATGGGATAGAAACATTAACAGAGGGCGTGAATCCTGTAGCGAAGCTTGTATTTAGAATAACCGATTCTGCTTCAGGCTCGGAAAATGTTGACTGCTATATTTTAACGGGCGTATAATTAAACAATAAAAGCTTTGGAGGCTAAAATGGCTGGAGGATGCGGAAAGAAAAAACAAAGGCCGATTAAAACCATAAGAAAATCAAACAAGAAAAAATATGGGAAGAAAAAATGATTCTTACCTGTTTAATGGCGATGGTATTTATTGCTTCTGCCATTCAATCTGATGAAAAGCGCAGGAGAATATGTTTTATTTACTCTTCAACAGCGATATTGCATCATACCATTTTGGGGCAAGAAACGGGCTTTATTTACTACTTTTCTGCAGCCCTATGTAGCATAGCCATAATGCCAGTTATTGCAATGCTGGGCAATTTTGGGCGTTTTACGCGTAATTTGTTAATGATTTGCATGTCTGCAGCTATACTTAATGCTTCTGGTTGGGTTTTATATGAACTTTATTTTGATCCTATCGTTTATAATAATCTATTTCTAGTTCTGTATTCTATCGCTATTGCATTAATGTTAAACGAGGAAATAAATGATAAAACTATCAACCATCGGCGCAGTTTTGGCTTTTTCGGCGGTATTGATTAAGGGTGCATTAGACTTAATTAAATATAACCAAAGGAAAGAAATTGAAAAACGAAATGATAAGTATAGGAAAAAGCATATTTCTTGATATTAAGGTGGCTCTCCCTATAACAACAGGGACATCAGCCCTTGGATTGGGCCAATGTTTAAACCTTATACAGCAATCAGACATTACAAAGATTGCAACCATTGTGGGTATTGTCTCTTCTATTGTACTGTTGATCACGCATTCTATTAAAGACTTCATTGAAATACGCAAGGGATACCTTGAAAATAAGAAACTAGAGATGAATAATGAAATGTTAGAGAAAAAGATTCAAAGTAAAGAGAAAAAAGAGAAAGAATGAGCTATTTTAAGCTGGAAGAATTTGCCTGTACTTGTTGTGGTAAGAAAGAAATGCACATCGAATTACTGGAAATGCTTGACCTTGCTCGTTCTCTTTCAGGAAAACCCATTATTATAACTTCTGGATATCGATGCAAGCATTACAATAGAGAAATAGGCGGCTCCGATACTTCCAGCCATTTAGAGGGCCTTGCCGCTGATATCGCCTGTACCGATTCTAGTAACCGGTATAATATGCTTAATGCTTTAAAGCTTGCCGGATTTACCAGAATCGGTATTAATAAGCGGTTTATTCATGTGGATATTGATAAGAATAAAGATCAACAGGTTATTTGGGTGTATTAGTCTTTTACTTTTTCATAGGTCATATCAAAGATGTCAGGCTTACATGGATAAAGCTCACCCTTTACGCCTTGGATTATATAATCATCCCAATCTATTTTATGGACTCCCTCAAGGGTTCCGCATAATAGGTGTTCTTTTTTAGGATCATCGGAGCTAATCCATATTGCCCCTTCTGATGGATCTTTATTCCATGCAATATTCAACCACGTCGGCCACTCGGAGTTATCCCATCGACGCTTTTTGGTCATCTGAAACGCTTCAATTATTACTGGTTTTTTCCTATATTTATTCATTTTTGTTGCCTCCTTGATTGATTTTGGAGTACATTCATTCATGGTTTTCTCCATTTAATATTTTGATAATAGGTTGATGTTGTTTTTTCTAATCGTAGAAAATAACATTTCACTCATTATAGTTAAAGATTGATGGTTAATTTCTATCCCGCATATTCTTATAATTACTTCAAATATTTCATGTAAAAAGGTTTCTGCTTTTACATCCTCTTGTAAATCTGAGTCTATATGAATAACCATATCTTTACGAGAGAATGTTCCCATGTCTTTTGTGCTAAATTTTCTTTCTATTATTTCTATACGATGTTCGTTAACATTAATTGTTTTTGGAATTATCACTACTTTCCTCCTTTTTAAATTCCATTAGATTCGCTTGTCTCGTTTTCAATCTTATTTTTCTTCTTTCTACCGCCTCTTGCACCGTAAAATCTGGCGGAGTAGCAAGTCAAAATCTTCATAATATCCTCTGCTAATTCTTCTTCGTATTTCTT